ATTAAGTTCATATCTGCAGGACTAAATGAAACTACATCAATATTCATAGCTCCAGTAAGAATCATTGGTTGTCCTCTATTTGCTCCACCAAATTTTGATTTATACATTTCTGAAATTGCTTCAGCTTCTTCTCTTGTTGGACCACCCATTGCATCAGAAGTTGGAGAAAGTATTACACCCGGAATAGCCATATTATGCAACAAAGCAGTAGCATATTGACCTGCTGCTTCATCTCCTAGTACTTCCCTAAGTACTGTTTTTATTGGTGCATATCCTCTTCTATGATCGTTAGGATCAATACCTGTTCTAATATGAATAATATCCTCTACAGGAATATCTACTTTATCTGTTGCAGGTGTATATTCATATCTAGTAATTAATCTTTCAGAATCACCTCTTGGTTTAATAAAGTTAGGCATTAAAGGAACTAGTTGAACTACTTGTCCTTTTTTATTTCTATTTTTATAAAGATAAGCATCACCTTCAACACTGATAGCAGAAACTAAATAATGTGAAAGTATTGCACCTGACATAAAAGGATTAGGTCTTTTAAATAATTTAGATATTGGATGTTTACTTAATTGAACATCCTGACCTTTTTCATCTTCTTTCATAACTAATAGTTTTGGTTCAGCAAAAGCAGTAGCCAAAACAGAAAGACAAGCGGCAACTGCAGAGTTCCCAGAACCATTGCCAATATCTTCTAATTTATCTGAAGGAAAATATCCTGATTGTGTGTTGTATCCATATACGGATCTATCTAGCGCAGAGGCTAGCGATTGATTAAAATTAAGTCTTTTTAACTCTTCTCGTCCTGATGGAGTTAATCGTTTCGTAAATCTTTGAAACGGAGTTAGTTCTTTAGCCATTCATCTCCTAAACTAATAAGCTGTCCATTGCCTACGCTCATTCAAGTTCAGGACACCGTAACCAAGCGCATCTACCATATCATCGTGAGCTCCAACAGGAAAGGTGAATAACTCTCTTTCCATATCATTGAGCCAAGGAGCGTCACCTTTAAAGTAGACATCTCCAGCTTCCATTCTAGCACCAAGTGTCAATGCTCGTGCAACTTTATCCTTATCAGGTTTAACTTCTTTTACACGCATACCTTGTCTTTTTGCCATTTGTATTAATGATAATTGAAAGCCTTGTCTTTCCATAGTTACCCATCCTGCTTGATGTTTATCTACCATTCTATTGATTGCACCTAATATATCAGGTCCTTCAAATCTTTGTCTTAAACAATCTAAAACAATTAGCTTATTATCTTTTGTTAAAGCAAAAGCTATTATAGCAGTATAATCAGCATCTTCTTCTACTGAAGTAGCTATATCTGTTGCTAAAAATATAGTAGAATCTTTTCTAAAATATGTTTCATTATCTAAAACAAAATCTCCATTTTCATCATAATGCCAGTATTTCATCCATTCAGGTTTTAACATACCTTGACCAGCTTCTACAAATTCAGCCATATATTCTTGAGCAAAAACAATAGAGCCAACTTCTTTTTTTGCTTGATCAACTTCATCAGGATCTATTCTTGGATTATCGTAAGTTGAAAATCTAAATCTTTCCCAGTTATCTGCAGTACCAGCAGTTTCCCATAAATTATAAAACCAATTATTCATACCCATAGGAGTACTAATAAATAATGCAGAACCTTTTCTTTCAGTTAATGTAGGTCTTAATACTTCTTGCCATACTTCAGGTTTTACGAATGCAGCCTCATCCATAACAATAAAATCTAAACCTTCACCTCTTAGTCTTTGTGGATTATCTGCAGATCTTACAGCTATCTGTCCACCATTAGCCATAGTAAACTCCATATTAACAATTGAAATATTTGGTTCTATTTCTTTAGGGAATGATGCAGCTGAAGCAGCAATATCTCTCCAACCTACACGAGCAATAGCAAAAGTAGGTGCTACCCACCAAGCACGACCACCTCGGAGTGCCACTTCCATACACATTTGTACACCAAGCCTAGTTTTACCAAATCGTCTACCAGCACATAATATTTTCCAACGTGCTTTTGAGTCAAATACTTTTTGTTGAGCTTCGTGTAAAGGTGGAAGCTTTGGATGATATAGTTGAGATTCAATTACCATATGGCTATCCTAAGACAGCCATTGATGGGAGGAAGTCGGAGTGGAAGACCGACAAATATATAATACCATACATTACTGTTTCTTATTTTATAATTCATATATATATTCTCCTCTCATCTTATCTTATCTCCTCTCTTCTCCTCTCCTCTAGGTGCGTTACTAACGCGTTACTAACGCGTTACCATTTGTACTTCACTTTCTTAGCTTCATTGTACTGTTTAAAAGATTTTTCAGTTAAATTACTTGGATCACCATCCCAACTAACATCTACTGGTGTTTCAAACATAACATTACTGCTTATTTTTCTTTTAGTTGGACTTTCACAAAGTAGACACTTAATGACTGGGTCTTCAGTTATTTTATGAGTTATCTCGAACAAATGTTCGCATTTCTCATTTAAGCATATATAATCATATCTAGGCAAGTTTAACTCCAATATATTCTTCTAATGTATATACTACTCATCAGTAAATAAAGAATAAAAATAATTTAAATATTGATTTCTTTTTTCAGCTGGCACCCAAGCCATAATCATTACGGCAGCGTGTTCTAATAATTTTTTTATTTTATTATCGGCAGCTTTCTCCGGCAATTTCTCCTCCTTCACAACAGGCTATTGCTTTTTGTTTATAAGCAATACATTTCTTATTATAGCAGTATAGTCCAGCGTGGATTTCAATTAATAATATTTGACAGACGGGACAGTTCACATTAATGCTTGGACAACAACAGCTAATGAAGCTACTGCTACAACCCAACCACTTAATTCTGCCCTTGAAACTTTTGAATTTACTTTTTCGTGTAATTGATCAATTCTTTCATTGATCTTATCTTGACCTTCTAATACCATAATTAACATCTCTTTCTGAGTAAAACCATTAGCTTCGTACTTTGATTGTTCTGGCATTAGTTTTCTTCTCCGTGACTACATTCAAGAGATCCACATTCATAACATCTAGAAAGTTTTTTTACTTTTCTAGTATGATGTATATCTCCATATAAACAATTACAAAAATTTACGTGAGTACCTTTTTCATTTATAAAAGTTGTACAACTCATTTTTTTACTTTAGCCCCTCCAAATGCTTCATTTATTTCTTCTAATGTTAGTTTACCATCATCTAAAAAACCACGAGCTAAAGCTTCGGTAACTTTTGCGACACCTAAAGCTCCTGCTAAAAGAACAGAACTAAGAGTATCAATTCCAATTATGCTTCCTGCACCAATAATAGCTAAACCATTTGCAACAAATACAGCTACCATACGAGCCAATATCATTTTTACTTTATCAAATTTAGATAATCCATTAGGCATTTTTACAGCAGTCCTTATTACATTCTTCGGTCTTTTTCTTATCTCCAGAAATATAACCTGCAATAATTCCCACCATACCTGTTATAGACATTTGTAATAATTCTATTACGCTGTCATCAGGTCCTTTACCTTCTTTTAGTGATACATAAAAATCTCCAATAACGATTACACCTAATAGTAGTAATAAACCACTTGTCATAACCATTACAGTTTGATCTTTCATTACGCCTTGAATTTTCTTTTTAGCTTCTTTCATTAGTCTCTCAATCTTATTGTTACTAGCCAAACAATAGTTGATATAACTATTGCAACGCCTACGATGTCTTGTGCTGTTCCTGTTAATGTAAACCAGGCTATGAAAAATCCTAATAGAGTAAATATTTGTGCTATGGATTCTTTAATTACATCCCATAGCCATATAAATATGTCTCCCCCCACCATTTTGCTTAACTTTTTCAAAATGGTCTCCTAATCAATGCACCTGCTTGTGCAATTATTTGGGAAGCAATAATCACAGGGACTACGACTTCTTGTGCTTTTTCTTTCTGATCTTGTGTCATATCATTTCCAAGTTCAGAAAGTTTAATATTTGTTAAATCTATATCTATTATAGCACCTATAGGATCGGCTATGAATGCCTCTACTTGTACTTCAGTAACAACATCTGCAAGTGTATAGTTTTCAACATCTTTGTTTTCTATAGCTCTATCCACATACTCATTGACAGCAGTAGCTATATTTTCTTCTTTAGTAGCTTGTTCTGCAATTATCTCAACATCTTTAGCGGCAGTTTACTCATCTTTAAAACCAAGAACTTTACCAACTTCAACTTTTTCTTCTTCAGAT